CGAACGGCGAGAGAGTGCTCGAACTCCGTTTCGGAGTCAGAGCCGAACGCCACCAGCAGCGGCCGTCGTTCTCCATCCAGAACTTGAAGGTGCGTTCGTGGTTCAAGAACCGGACATGCACCGATTCGGCGTTGCTCATGCCGGTCAGGGTGCCTTCGAGGTACTGCGACCAGTTGCCCAGAACCAGATCGCCAACAGTCCCGAGGGTCTGCGTGAACTCGGTGGCGAATGCGGGGCGGCCATCCAGAGTGGAGTTGCCGTTGGCGTCGACGCTGAAGTACGGCACCGCTGCGCCACCGACGCCAACCTCTTGCACAAGGCTGCGGAGTTGCGGCAGACAGTCATGGTTGTACAACCAGACGGCGCGGCCGTAGCCCCAGCACCGAGACCGCATCTTGTCGATGTTTTCCTTGGTGATCGTGGCAGCAGCCTGGCCCGTTTCCTTGGCGACCGAAACGACGCAAGGCGAGTTGATGACGCCTTCCATCATGCCGACACCAGTGCCATTCAGGCGTTCGTCGATCAGCTTCGCGCCGAACTCGTCCCGGAACCCGGATTCGAGCAGAGCCACGAACGACATCGGCGAGCGAGACAACAGCTCTTCGGTCGCGTAGGCCACGCCAAACAGCGAGGTTGCCCGCAGTTGGACCTGTTCGATTTCCATGCGGCTGGAGCTGGTCGTGTCGGCTTCCGCACGGCGGTAGACACGCAGGCCACCCGAGACGCTGGAAGTGTGGTTCTTGTCCACGCGGGCCGGAATATCGACCACGGCGGATTCCATCGGAATCTGCGTCACCAGTCCGCCAATGGGATCAGCTTCGGCCATCAGCGACATCAGATTCGGACTGAAGCCAGTCGGAATCAAGAAGTTGCCGTAGGGATTGCTGAAGGTGCTCTGTTCGTCGCTGCCAGCGGCCATCGACTTGCACAAGTGCAGGCGTTCGTCCAGCTCACCAGACAGGCCCGCGTTCATGACTGCAGACAGGAACTCGCGAGGAGTCTTGAACCCCTTCTTGGGATCTTCAGCGGCTGCCGGAGTCAAGTTGGAAATGGTGGTCGCGTTGGGGGCCGTCTTGGGCTTCTGCACCGGGGAGACCGGACTGCGAGCCTGGCGGGCTTTCTGCTCGTTAAATTGAGCAACAGCCGCAGCATGCTTCGCCTTTTCGGTCGCGTGCTCGGCATTCAGACCGTCGTATTTGGTCTTCTGCTCGGCGGACATCAGACCGCTGGTGTTCTTCTCGGCATCAGCTTCGATGGCCGCCTGCTCTGCGTCAATCGCAGTCATGCGGGCAGCGAGTTGGTCGATCAGTTCGACTAGCTTGTTCATGGAACGCTCCTGTGGGGCCGGTGCCTGGAGCGTTCAACGAAAGAACGCAAACATGAAATGGCGACCGGCAAGATTTAACTTGCAGAGGTTGCCGGTCTCGCGTTTGCGTTCGCCGACTCAGTAGATTGTTTGAAGCAGCATTTCTGCCGCAGTGTTAATTTATCACTTCATTGCGAAACGTCCAGAGGGACTACGAATTAAGTCACTAATAACGGTTCGGGTTCGTTTCGCGCCTGCCGGAACCACTTCAGTCCCGAGGCTCCACTCGCCGCACTGCTTGCAACCATAGGTCTGGACTCGTAGTCCATCCGAGACATAGGAGTTGGCAATCACAGCCAGTCGCTGGCAGTGCGGGCAAGAGGGTCGTAGCATCATGCGCGGCTCCTTTCGCGTTCGCGTTTGCGTTTCAGTGCGTCAATGTGACACCCGGTCGGTTCAGCGTCGTTCGCAGGTGCGGCCTGTTCGTCATTCCAAACCGCCTGCAGGAACTTCTCCTCATCCGCGGCCGATGCCTCAGTCGAGCGAGATCCTGCGGTTGCTCCCATGCCAGCGAGCACCTCGTCAAGACTGGCAATCCGGTCAACCATGCCAGCCGCCTTCGCGCGAGCCGCAGACAGCACGCGACCTTCACCGAAATCGGCCAGTACCTTCGCGCGTGTCACGCCGCGGTTGCGGGCCATTGCGGTCGTGAAGTCGCTGTAGGTTTCGTCAACACTACGTTGCATCTCGGCGCGGGCTTCGTCGGTCAGCGGCTCGTATGGATTGCCCTCGACCTTGTACTTGCCCGCGAAGATGAACGTCGGCTTGACCCCTTCCGCTTCCATCGCGGCAGAGTAGTCGATGTGCAGCGACCAGACACCCACGCTCCCCACGTCGCCGCTCGGGGTAACAATGAACTGATCGGCCGCAGACCCCGCCCAGATCGCAGCCGACGCCGCGAGCGGGTTGGCAATGGCAATGATCGGCTTTCCAGCACCACGCAAGCTGTAAATCTTGTCGGCAAACTCCTGAAGACCGTAAGACGATCCACCGGGGGAGTCAATATCGAGCACGATGCCGCCCACTGCCTTGGATGTCATTGCGGCATCAAGCGTGCGGGATACGCGGTCGGTCCCATCCGAGAACCAGCCGCCCCGCTTGGTGATGACGCCCTGAATCGGGATCACCGCCACGGCACCGTTAATCTTCGGCAGCCGAGGTTGCATCTTCCGCTCGCCATCCGCGACAAACCGCGAGAGTCCGTGAACGTCAAGGCACCACGTATCGCCATGTTCGGCGAAAGCGGCCATAGTTTTGTGACTAATCATTGTCATTACCTTTCGTGGAAGTGAAGACCATAGCCGCCTCGGTGATGGCTCGTGATTCCCAGTTATCAACAGTCGTTTGCACTGCCGACACGAACTCTTTATTTGGTGTCGAGAGCAGTGCCAGCAGGTCTGCGCGGGATTGGTCGCAGTGAATTGACGTGAGTTCTTCGGCGGTTAACGTGACGCCAAACGCTGTCGATGCCGCAAGCATAGGTCGCACCTTGTCCGCGAATAGTGCCTTGAATTTGTCGTCATAGAACGATGCACACCACGCCTCGAATGTGCGCGAGTTCTGCGCCTCTCTCGCTGCCTTTTTGCCCTCGTACCAGATCATGTCTGAGATCGTGGAAGTCAGCACCGACTGCGCCGCCGTGGCCAGCGTTGTCTTGGTGATCTCAGTTTCCGTCGCCGTCTTGGTGTCGGGAATCACAATCGGCTGCTGATTCGCGGTCTGCTGCTGCATCGCCAGTCGCGTGAGATCCTGAAATAGATTCTGCATTGCTTTCGCGCCGCTGTCGTCTGCCGAATCATCGTCCTCGGTTTCAGTGTCGTCTTGAGCCGGAGCAACAGGAGCGGCTGGCAATTGTGGTGGCGAAAACGCATTCTCCAACGTAGAGAAGTTCATCGGCACGAATCGCAGGTCGCCCATTTCTCCAATCGGGTTGCGGTCTTCCAGCTCTAGGATGTCATTGATGGAATAGACACCCATCCCAAACATCGCCTTGTAAAACGCAGCCCGTGCCGTCTGGTCGCCACGCAGCATACCTTGCAGCAGGAACTTGAAGAAGTAGGTGTTCTTGTCCTCTTCGATCAACAGTTGCCGGTTGCATTCGTCCTCGTAGCGAATCAGCCACGGCATGATGCTGATCAGGATGAAGTGCAGCGACTCAGACTCGATGTTGTTGAAACTGGACTTGCTCAGTTCACGCAGCAGGTGCGGCGGGACGTTGTACCATCTGGCAATTTCCGTGATGTTGAATTGCCGGGTTTGCAGGAACTGATTTGCCTCGGGCGGGAATGACAGGTGCGACACCTTGGTGTCCTCTTCGAGCACCAGCAGCCCATTAGCCTTATCGGGTCCGCTGTGCCGTTTCTGCCAGGATCGGCGCAGGTTCTCGGCTCCGGTCTCGCCCAGCGACTTCGGATGCGTCAGCACGATTGACGGGCCACCACCGTTGCCGAAGTGAGACGCTCCATATTGCTCGACTGCGATGCCCATTCCGATTGACTCGGCAGCGTGAGCGATGACGCCTTTGCCCCAGAGATCGTCGTCGCAGTGAATGCCCGGAACGTGAAACATTTCAGACTGGTGCAGGTACGTTGGCGGTAGCTTGTCGTTCAGAATCTTGTACGTGAGCGTCCCGTCTTCCGGGTTGATGGTCACGCCCTCTTTCGGCACGCGACTCGGGTGAATTGGATACGTCTGCACCGAGCGGCCAATGGGATCGACCACCTTTTCGGCAAAGCAGTTGCCCCAGTCGACCAGGTAGCCGAACTGCTGCGCGTGATGGTTCACGCCACCTTGCCGGATGTTCGGCTCGCTGCGGAACATTTTATAGGTCGGATGGCCAGTCGCTGGTGACTTCTTGCTGCCAACCTGCTTGTACATCACGCGCGGCAACGTGGCGATGGTCTCGGTAATCAGTCGCTTGGCGGCCCAGCAGGCAGAATAGTTCATCGCGGTCGTTGCATTCACGCGCACGCCCGATGTGACTTTCTTGCCACTGATTACCCCCAAGAGCCAGTCGAGCGGCCCGCGTCCGTGGGTTGGTTCGGCTGACATTAACTGCGACAGCATGCCCATTAGGCTTGTACCTTTCGAGTGGCACCGTAAAGCGACACAGAAATCAACAGGAGTCCGCAAACGATTGGCGCAGACGGTGGATACGCCGCACGACACCCGCACCACAGGCACGCGAACCCACCCCAGAACAGGCAGTCCTGCAGGTCGATGGCTCGCAATAGCGTTTCCGTCACGGTTCTAAGTCCAGAGATCGTCATCGCTCTCCTCTAGTGGGTCGTGATACTGGTTCTCATTGTCGTCACCGCCTACCACCAGCAGGCCGCGTTTGGCGTAGACACTTTGGCGGCTCTCCGCTGAGTACAGACACTCCGAGATCGCCATCAGCACCGCGACTGCGATGTCAATCTTGTTCGCGGAACTGCTCTTATCTGGCATCTTCTGCCCGCGATAGTTCTTATGCACGTTCAAGTTGCCGATCATCCACGCCAGCACCGGATCGCCATCATGAACCAGCGCCCGCACCTCTTCGCCGTTGACCGTATGGACCTCGGTGACGAGGCTTTCCAGTTTTGTCACTGGTCCGGTATAGAAGTGTGGGCTTTGCGTGAACTTGAAGATGGTTCGCCCATGAATCTCTTGGATTCGCTGTGCCAGAATCAGCCCGTATTCAGGATCGTAGGCCCACGTCGAGACGTTGAACTCGTTTGACATTGCGGCAACCCAGTCCTCCACGTCGGTGAACAGGATCTGATTGCCGGTGCTCTCGCTGAGTAGTCCGCGTTCAATCCAGTTTGCAATCTGCGGTGTTCTAGAGTCCTCGTGTCTGTCCTCGCAGGTCCATGCTTTGGATCGAATCTCGAAGCGGTAGAACGCTGCTCCATTGTCGTCCGCCATGTCGAACCGCGCAACGACCGCCGAGCCTGCCATGTCGTTGCTGCGGGCCAGGTCAAATGCACCGTGGATGTGTGATGCCTTCGACCAGTCCGATAGCTCGCCTTTGCACGCCGTCCAGTGCTCGGGCATGATCAGCTTGTTGCGACTGGAGACGACAATATTGAGCATCTTCTGGAAGAACTCAGCGCGCTTGTCTGGTCGATTTGCCGCCAGTCTCGCGAAGTCCTGAACCGCTTCCAGCTTGGGCGTGTAGCCGGGGCCGGGGCCGATGCCGGGATTCGCCTTACGCCAGATCGTTTCATCGAATGGATCGTCAGGCGGGATTGTGCCAGTTCCGCCGCACCATGTGCAGTTTTCACCCTGGCACCGAAAGCAGGGGTGTTCCTTGGGGTAGTCGAGAGCGCACATCACGGCAAACCATGTATCATCGACGATCTCGCCGGTGATTACGGATTCGACGCAACGCACTGCGTAATCATGGCTCTCTTGCCAGATCACAGACTCATCGTTGCCGTAGGTTGTGATTGTGATCGTCAGTGGCTGCTGCCGAGTTCCTGAACCACTATCGAGCGTATCGAACTGGCTGCGGTGAATCTCCCGGTATGCGTGCTCCTCGTCCTTGATGATAAAGCTGGCATTGAGACCGTCTGGCGTCTTGTCGAATGAGAGCGGGCGGAACTTACCGTCATTCTGCGGGAACTCGATCAACGATTTGTACGGCGTGATGTGGGCGCGCTTCTTGAGTGCCGGGCTGCGTTCGATCATCTTTCGCGCGGCGTCCCAGACAATCGCAGCCTGACCGCTTTGCGTGGCCGCGACGTACCCCTCAGCACCCATTTCAACCGGGGTGTCCATGAACAAGAGCAGGCACGCCAGATACGCCGTCATCGTTGATTTTCCACCCTTTCGACCAATCTCATACCGAGCCTGGCGAAACCGTCGCAATTTGTTGCTCGACTGCCGCCAGCCAAACACGCACCACACGAAAAACTTCTGATCTGGCCGCAGGTTTAATGGCTGGCCAGCGAATGGGCTTTGAAACTGCTTGCACAACGAACTGAAGTTGATTGCATCGCTGGCGATCTTGGCATCGAAGTAATACCCACGCTCACCCGCCAGTTCTAAATCTGCAACGTGTCGATGGACCGCCAGCCGTTCAAGTCGACCAGTAATGATCGACCCATCTAGCACGCCATCGATATAGCTCTGCACGTCGTCCGCGTGACTCATTCACGCCCCTTCATCAGCTCAGAGGAAATCGGCCCCGGACGCAAGAAAAAGACCGCTATTTCGGTTGTCGGCCGTGGTTCGCCTGTTCGTCCGTCAAATCTGCCAAAAGAAGTTGCGCCGCATTGGGATCGGCTGGCGGAAGTGGTGTCAGGCGTCGCGTTCTCGCAGGCCTCAGAGGCAATGACAGAAGCCGCGTGGTTGCTGTTTCGGCAGCAGCAGTTTCGCGAGGCGTTGCTGGTAATGCCAGTTGATGATGACCTTAATCGGTTTTCGCTGGCGGTGTGGCGG